GTGGGTATCATCATTGGTCTATGAAGATCGGTGGGAGAAGAATACCCGAAAATCGAAGAGATTCCGGATACGGCCTTGGCACCAATTTCAGTGGCCCTTGCTAGATTGCCTATGAAGGGAACTTGTGATAAAGTTCCTGCTACACGGGCAACTGCTGAAGCGGGCTTTGAAACTGGACCTTGACCATACTCATCACCGGCTTCCGCAAGGAATTCCTTGCGAAGACGTTGATTGGGTGATGTGAAAAGGAGGTTAGTGACTGGTTCGTAATGTGTGGGCACAGAATAAGAAACATTTTCAGCCCAAGCAAACACAGAAACAGTAACGGGTGCATTAGCACCGTTGGCATGTTTCAACATTTGCAAGGCTGATAGTGTGATGTTACCCATCTTTGACCAGTCCTTGTTCACGATGTCCAGTGCATTCTTAGGAAAGAAGAAAGGACATTCAAGGGTTCCACCTTGTGATTCTGTCGGGTTCACATAAATATGTGGCTTTTGGGAATTGTTGATAAAATCAGCTCTTACCCAAGAGCGAGTAACCTTATATTCATCATCAAGGTGGGCTGGGTTATAGACTGCCATCAATCTCCCGTAGTAAAAAGAATTTCCATTAACAACAAACTTCACTTTTAAAGTGCATTGTAAAAGCTTGTAGTTCTTGATACGGTTTAGATTAGCAGAATCTTCCCAGAAAAGGGTCCAAGGATCAAAAGTTTCATGAAGAAGTTCACCTACATCCCATTGATAACTTGCGATTTTCAATGGGCGTTTGAACCAATCGGACAATTGGACATCTTGAATCATGTCTGAACCTCGAAAAGGGTCCATAATGATCCCCCGCGTGTCCATCGCGGAGGGCACAGCATCGTTAAACTCAACATTCTGCTGTTTGAAATGTTGTGTTGCTAGTGTTCCGAAGACTAGCGGCTTCGTTTGATTTTGTTCAGTTCGGGATTTAAATATGTACAGTTGAACAGCCCCGAGGCAGTCAACCGGTTCGAATTTTATACAATAATGTAAACAGATATATAAGCCTCCTACTCTCAAGAAAATACGTAAACATCGAGAAATAGTGGTAATCAGTATATACAAGGAGTTTTGCTACTCCGTGGAAAGCAGATCTCACTGCTCATTTATTTATTGGATGGAAAGTTGATCTCTTTCCATTGTTCGACTCGGTCGTCGAACGAGACTTCGAGATCTCTACAGTGAACATTCGCTATGTCACAGACCTCTGCCAGCTGGGCGCATCTCGCATCATAGATTTCTCTACCATGCAAGAACCACTCTCTGGCTGCATTTCCGACAGCATCAACAGCATCACGTTGTCGCTCTCCCTGTTTTGAAGTAAGGAGAGGGATAGTGCAATACTGCAACTGTCTGAAAATGGATACTTCATCAATAGAACCGACGCGGCATCCAATTTCTGGGATAAATGTTGATTTCCTCTTCAGGAAGTCAAGTTCATCCATGGGCATGAAACCCAATTCGGTATCTTTCTTATCAGGGGTGGTAATAGTCATCCCCACTTCATGAAGGTAATCCCTGTAAATGGTAAAAGAGAGCGCTCGTTTTGCAACATCAGAAACAGATGCAAGTGCATCATCTCCATAAGTCGTTAGAGCAACATTCTCTCTGAATGTACCAGGTATGGGATCTTCCTCAGAAGAGCTGAAATAACAGCTTCTGAATAGAAGAGAATTATCCATGCTATTAACATGAACTGTGAGTGAATTTCCGGACACCCACATCCACACACGAACCATTGTGCCGTTCCAAACAATCAAAGGATTGGTTAGATCAGCGGTGATCATGTCCATTTTTCTCAAGTGAGATGGGGGGAATCCCATTGCTTCCGCCAATCTTCTAAATATGGTCATACTGGCATTGGTTACGTTAGCAGGACGACGCAAGTCGTATTCTGCATAATCGCAACCCAAACCAAGACCGTCTTTTGAAAACTTCTCGACATTCTGCATGAGATCTTCCCAATCTTTACCAGCGGCATTGATTCCGACGGCACATTCTGCTAGATGGGGGTGATGTAAAAGAAATTCAATCACCGGCATATAGTGGGTGCGTATGTCAAGAGTCGTTGCTACTTGTTGAGTATAGACAATTCTACACTTAGTTTTGGTAAGAGGGGTAGCTTCATCCTTGAAGAAAGAACTGGCGAATACATTGGACCGTTGTCCACGACTGTGACAGTCGTTGATTCTTGCCATCTCATCAATTACTTCTTGAGGTGCTGCCCATTTCTGGGGCTTATCTTCAACCTTTGGAAGCTTGATAAAGCGTTTACTTTTGGCCCCTCCAAATGGTAAACCAAATGAAGTATCCATGTGCAAGGGAGGGATAGAATCTCTGCCTTCGACGCCATTGATTGCTTCGTCGAGAGTCAGGGCTCTACACCGCTCAGGGTATTTCTCTTTCCAAACCTTAGCAGCTACCAACAGTGGGGATATATAATCCTCAACAGCCTTTCGCAAATGAACCGGATTCACATCATGAGTTCCGTGTGCAATAGCTGTAATACATCTGTTGTACTGTTTCCAAGGAGGTTTGAATGGTGGTGGACCATACTCCCTCTGGGTCCCGAATACTTGATTAACAGGGTCCTTTAGTAGCGACTCTGTGATCTCGCTTTTCGGAGTAAAACCGACATCTACATTGCCCAAAACCTCAACGTTTCCGTTGTTGGGAAGTGAATCATCGTGAAATACTGTTGCCCGAGAGTGAGCTGGGCCGGGGTTGAACACCTGGACTCCCATTGAGTGTGAGCTCACGTTGGAACATTCGGCTCCCAAAGTAATGCAGTTCTTTCGAACCAAATCAGCTTCGGCAATCTCATATTCACCACTGAGCAAACTGGAAGCAACACCACTCCTCGCAAACGAGAAAGGAAGTGCAGCTCCAGCAACATGAAATCCAACTATACAACCATCAGCCTGGTCTGAAATGACCGGTACACCACACATGCCTTCACGCGTATGTTGGGACTTATACGTGTAAGCATGTTTGAAAGAGATGGTTGGTGTTGCAACATCCGTTCGACTGACAGCGCAAACTGGTTCAATCACAATGGCATGGTTGATTCGCATGACCAAATTGGATGTTGTGCCCCCAGTGAAATCATTCAAAGGGAGCATCCCAGTTAAGTCTCTACTAGCCTGACATTTTGAGATGTAGACGAGCACAAGGTCTTTTCCTGGGACAATAGTCACATGATCCTTGAATATGCGAACATTCTTATTGCTGCGTTCACTTTCGTTCCACCTTATGGATAAATCCACAGATTCGAACATAGGTGCAGCGTGATCCATATTTTCATGGAAGAAATGCTGAGGCATAACCATAACTCCAGTGCGGATAATAGTTCCACGACACGTGAGTTTGGTGCCAATTCTAGTAATTGTGACCACATTGTTCTTAACCATGTCAAGACAATGTTTGGGTTGCCTGTTATTCTTCAGGGCAGGTTCCTGAGGTTTCGCCTTAAACAAACTAAAAGCATCAAACCAGGTGTTCTTTCTAAGTTCACCGTCGATAGCTTCTTTATTTGGTTCGTAGGCACTTGGGTTATTTTTCCTCCAAGTGTTCCACATCACCAAACCTGTCAAGACGACACCAGCAACGCCAGCCACTGTGACCATACCAGATTGGAAATTGGTTGGGTCAGCAAGGGCTTGTTGCCAAAGGCTTTGTTGTAGAGCTTTACTCTCATTGATTCGTCTCTGCATCGCAGCAAAGCGAGCAGGGGCCCCGAGTGCTGCACGGAACAGTTGAACACCATAAAAGACAGTACCACAAGTGGCACCAACAATGATTGATGTAGTCAACACTGTTCCTCGAACAGGTGAAACGGGGGGAGACAAATCCAATTTGGGTTTTGCTCTGAATGCACTCTTAATGCTCTCCCACAATATTTGGCGGTCAGATTTATAAGTCTCAAATGGAGCAGGTTTTTCAAAGCGCTTGCGGTAACTCTCTCTAAGAAAAGAATGAAAGTACCTGCCAAGTGCAGTCAAGTGAAAAACAACAAGTGTCTCCATATTGCGACTAAGTGCGGCAAAGGTGAAGCTGGCAGTGATGGAACCAACAAGAACAGCTCTCTTGAACATTACTCCAGGAGGGACTATCTGTTGATCTTGTCCTGCCACGCACCACATCAGCTTATTCCGAAAGTATTGGAAAAAGCGATGTTGACTGACCTTTTCGGGCACAGCAGCCAATGCATGACACATCATCCAGTCTGTCACATGATTTAATTCCTTGAGAAGTTCTCCATCAGCCATGCCTGCAAGGGCACAATCTAATCGAAGAAAATCGTTCAACCAAGAAATTGGACGGGTCCATCTGGACACAGACTGTATCGCACTCTTATAAGTCATGCGTAACAATGTATCACTAAGACCAGCCTCAGGTTTCACACCGAAGATTGGGGTTTGTGGTCCTATGATGGAAGGACCGAAAGGGTTGACAAATGTTTTTGGCTCAGGAGCAACCCAGGAAGGAGATGTCACAACAGTACGACCGAGAATGGACATTTCGTCATCATTCAAAACGGGTAATGGCTGTGTGAAGCTGCACAAGCTGTTGGTCTCGCATTTGCAAGTCGTTAAACTCTTACATACAAGACAAGGCTTATAATCAGCTTTCTCCATGTTACGAAGCAATTTCAATCGTTCTTTCTTAGCATGAGCTTCAGATCGACGAATCAAAAATTCTTCGAAATCGCGAATTCCAATATCTTGGGTAGTACGCAGTCTACCATTCAAGTCCTTAAACTTAAAATAGTGGCGCATTTTCTTCCCACTTGGATCAAGTAAAATCTCATAGACATCAAAAATCCATGCATCAGGGTATTCACTGTCCTGGAAATCAGGGTGATCGTCATTGAGACGGCCCTTAGAAGTCTTGTACTCCTCTTTGAGACGTACCCAAATCACAGGATACCTTCGAAAGAAGGCTTCTGGATCGGACATCAACTTCATCAAAGGAGTTTCAGTGTTGGATGCCATCGTAGTTAAATAATGTCTTGCAACTACGCTGGATTTGCTGTCAAGATCGGACCTAACCGGCTGGTACGGAGTGTTTCCGACCAGACTGAGGCTGAGATTTACTGTAGAATTGACGACTGTATTAAATTCACTTTTAGTTGGTGAGATTTCGTCAACGTGGATAGTTTCCGTTTCACACGTGACTTTGTCCTGAAAAGCATCTGAAAGGTTGATAGTGGCACACTGTTTCTTATCGTAATGTTTCCCTAATCCAAGGGCAACACACGTTCCAATGTGCGGAATCATAGATGATTTTCCAACTCCAGGGGCTCCATAAAGAAGATAACCCTGAGCGGATTCAACGAAGTCAACATTTGCATCTCGTCTGCGACATTCCTGATAGAAATCGATTAAAGGCTTAACCACCGTGTTAGCTAACACAGCAGTCGAACCCCCATTCTTATATTTCAATATGGAATTGCATTCAGCAATCATTGTTTTCAACTCTTCGAACATGTCAGCTCGCAACTGATATGTTCCATCAATCTTTCGGGGAGAGAAAATCTCCTCGCGGCGACTGTACCAATAGACATACCTGGCCTGGATTTTGTACAAGGTGTTGGATGTCAGTTGCATAGGTTTCAAGGATCGCTCCCTGATGCACTGTATGCCTACAGTGGATGCCCAATGGAAAGATTCCACCAGTGCGTCGATCAGATCGACAGCATTGATTTTTTCACTTGAACGGGCTTTAACAAATGAATCAATAAGGGAATGGTTAACTTCAACATCATTTATTTTACACGCTGCAACCGCGCTAACGGTGCCAATGATATAGGCTATGCGTTGTGCAAATTTATTATGATGAAGACCATCCCAGATGACTGGCATGAGGCCGCCTGCTTCTGGTGAAAGGGCTTCTGCTGAAAACTTCTCAGCTATTGTGGATGTGATACCTAGATCGCCGTCACAAAAAGATTTGATATAATCGTAGACGGTAAAAAGAACACTTCCGCTCACATAGAACTTGAGGTACATACCACAAGTAGCAAGCGCTTGCTCAAAAGTTACATCTCCGCTCAACTTGTAAGCGAAGAGAGCAATGCGCTCTACATGATCAACAACTTGGTTGGCCAAGGAAGGGCCTAGCATGTTATCAGCATTAGTTCGAATTTGTTCCCATGGACCGGGAACATTAGGAGTGTTTGGTATTGATGGGACACTAATGTCAGTGCCCAATAGATCACTCCCGGATTCGGGATAAAAATCTGAATCGTAATCCAGATTGCTGCAAGGACCCCCATGTGTGGGTTGTTTGCCCTTATTTGGGCGGTGCTTGTTCATCTTCAGCGGGTTTGGTGCCTGATTGGTTACAGGCTGAGTACCTACAATGGGTACTGGTTTGCGCAACGTTTGGCGGCTTGCGACTTTTGTCCATTCTTTGTGGTTCTTAGGACGGGTAACGGCTCTGGATGCCTGTGTAACTGTTTGAATCTGTGCGGAATACATTTCATTAAATTTAAAAGTACTCCTACACAAATCCAAACTCCAGTGAAGGAATTTGGAAGTTATGTAGGTCCCTACTATACTAATCTCATATCATTCTACTCCAGTTTTGAACCTGGAAAGTCAATAATTTCATACGACGCGAGCTTCTCGTGCAAGCACAAGACAGGTGGCAGTAGGGCGGGAATGGACGTCCCTGGTTATGTATTCAAGATGTGGTTAATCTCTAGCCCAATAAAACCGTGTTGGATTGTCTCAACCAACAGCCAATATAAAAGAATTCGAATATACATTTTTATTTTGTTTTTATTTGATTTTCTGTGAATTCTCCGCAGACTATATGTGTACCTATAAGACATGGTGCCAATTAAGGCCCTAGACATTTAGCTCTAAACGAATTTTTGAGTGTCTAACCTTCTTTCTATGGACAGAAAGTGAGGGTTTAGGGGGGTTTGTGTGGCCAGTGCAGGCCGGGCACATGTTAATTAACATGCTTTAGATCGTCTTCCATACAGATGATCAGTGCCGCAACATGGTGCGGGGGGTGGCTCCTTTCGGAGCCGGTACATGTTCGATTAACATGCTTTAAATCATTTTCCACTCAAATGATTAGTTCCACATAAATGTGGGGGTGGTGTTCAATACCTGACAAAGAAAAGTCAAGGTTACGGACTTGCAATAAATTGCGTACCGTTATTTTAGTTGGTTAGCTCTTGAAACACCGAGCTCTCGAATTTGTACTATGACATGATATATAATTCTGTAAATATACCATGAAAAGGAAAGGGTGGTTTCCACTATAACGAAACAAAGGTGAACGTGTTCGACGTTCAAAGAAAGGTTCGAAATTAGATTTTCAACAATCAAGCGGACCAAAACTGACGGATTAAAGCGTCAGTTCGGACAACTATCATGTGGGGGGACCGTATACACGTACTACGTGTATACGG